GCCAGTATTTGTTGTTGGGGCCTGATGAGTCGCCTGCCCGCGACGAAACCATGCCTCTTGGCTGGTCGCCCTAGGCACATTCTATACATTCTTCAACCATTTTATAGTCAGTACTATGAGCAACTTAAACAGCCAAGACATGACATTCACTCTGGACGACCAGTTGGATGTCGCAATCCCCCGATTCTCAGCCCAGACCGTTCTGGATGAGTTCCCAATACCTTCGGTCGACGACTACGCGGCACCCGCCACTATCTCCCATGATAACATTCAGGCAGACCTCTCACTCCAGCTGCCGTTCACCGTATCGGCTGCACGGAGCCGTGTCGGCAATGGTAGCATCGACATGCGGTATGACCTCAAACGTCATGACGCACTGCGCGGTGAGGAAAGCACCACAGTCGGGAGGCATTTCTTCCCAGCCCAAGGCCGGATCGCATTCCGCACTGCACCAGCACATGTAATGTTCAAGTCCGTCTTGACTCCGGTCAGTGCAGCTTTAGCATCTGATGTAGTCGACAAAAACGTCAGTACCGCCGGATCACTGATCAAGATTCTGTTCCCCGACACCACGCCCCAGGACAACATCAACATGAATGCACGTGCCACGATACGTAACCTGGCCGACCAGCAGTTTGCGCCCCACCGGTTTGTTTGGCGCCTGGCATCTCTTTACCTCTCAGCAGCCTGGGCTGAAGTTAGTGGTGCAGCAATCACCTCAAACCAACGAGACCTGGCACCGCTGTTCTACATCAACTCAGTATCGGCGTATGATGGGGTTCTGGCCAGTTTCGACCCAGCAACACAACCCATTGCAGTGCGGTATGAAGGGATGGCCGACATCGTTGCTCCACTCATTGCAATACTCCGGCTTGCTGCAAGCAGGGACCCACTGCTTATGACCACCAACAGGTTGGCACTGCCAACTGTAGCAACTGCCTGGCCGGCACTAGGTGCCACAACGGTGTATTATACCGGACCACGGCTCAGCCATGATGCCATGCTGGGTAACATTGACTCAGCGACAGTATGGGAAGCGGCACTGCTATGGTGTGGACAACATGGGACATTCCAGCTGTTCAACACCTACATTGCCACACTCGCGACTCTGTGGTCAGGTCCTGTAGCATCAGAATCACCTATTCTACAATCAGAACGCTTCTCGCTATCCCTCCCGGCATCATACTTGCAGCCGACGATACTCACCCCCATCAGTCAATCATATGTGACATGGCGCAGCGAGAGTACCACACAAGATCCACCTGAAAAACATCAGTTATTTCTCACTGGTGCTGCACGCACCCTGGCAATAGGACTTGCAGTACGGACATATGGGTATAAGGCAGGTATGCCGTACGTTAGCGTGATCGCCAGAGCATCGACTGAGCGTGACTTCATCTTGTCATCGTTTCGCAAGCGTGGCGACTCCGTACCGGCGCTGTTCCACGCACAGGCCACTTTGCGTAGCATAGGATGCACTGGCACACTCGGGGGCATACTACTATCACTGTCACCTGAATTCCCACACCACACAGCCCTCTCGTCATGGTGGCGCAAGCATGCCACGGCTTTCCAGTGGGATGAGATAGCAAACCTGACAAATGCAGTGCCACGGTGCTGCGCTCTGCTTGGCGTCGTCAGACCACTGCATACCATCAAACCGCCAATAGTTGGGGTTTGGTATGGCCCCGATGTTCTCACCAATGCACGTACAGTCGAGGAGGCACTGCAAGGGCTCTGCTACGTCCCACAACTCGAGCTAGCATGGCAGGTCACCGACGCGCGCACTGGAACTGTCAGCACCACGGCAATAACTCGATCAACCAACTATCGCGGTAGCTACTCCGATTGGCAATTTGCCCCACGCTACTCCAAGGACTTTGCAAGAATAGAAATGGTCTTCCGTATAACCACCACAGCCGGCGCACTGGCTGCACACACCGGCCCAATGGGCACTGTACCCTGGAAGTGGTACGTAACACGACCGGTGGTGGATGAGGATCTCACATTCAGCACTGCACCAATGCTGCCCACATTGCTTGAGCCCCAGCACCATGAGCCCACAGCATCCCTGGACCACACTCCACCACCGATGCCACCAGGCGCTATGCCCCCTGAGGAGCCCAACTCCGACGATGAAGGACATGAGCACGAAGCCGCCCCGGGACCCAGTGCACCTGGCGACCGGCGGGTGGTGGAGGTACCGCTCAGCATCACCGCCAAGGCCGACAAAGTCAAGCGGGTATTGCATGATGCCGGACAACCAACAGCATGGATCGACCAACTGATGCTAGGCCTAGCTAGACAGTATGAGACTGAGTGCGCATGGAATGAACGTGACAAGGAGGGCCGCATGCGAGGTGCATGGGACGAGGTGGAACAGTTTGAACCGACAACCATGCTGCGGGCAGTGCCTAACGGCGCGCGCGCAAACACAGCGTTGCTCATGTCACAGCTGTACAAAGCAGCGGCCCCCTGCGCGCACTCATTGACTGCCAGTCGAGGTTGGATAGCTGAAGCAATACGCATGGGCAACCGTGCAAGGGCGCTTAAGACATGTAGTGCACTCACTAGAACTGAGCTCGAAGATTGGACATCACCCAGCAGAGTCAAGGCATCTGCAGGGGTCACAGAAAAGAATATCAGCATGGCGCTAGCGGCAGGGGTCCCTGCAAGTGGATTACTTGGCATACCACCGGTGAGGGGCAAGGGCAAACTGGTCGCTGACGAGGAGGCATGGAACGCAGCCAAGACCGGAGCACAGATGGTGGAACAGTCAACGACCACAGAATTCGAACAGCTGGTGAAGCTGGCCTATGACAGTGGTGAGGCCAACTCAGACATGGTGATAGAGCTGCTCGCGTATGCCCCTGCATGGTTGCCAGGGCCTTCGAAATCTGCTAAAGACGACGACAGCAACCCAGCCGACGCTACCCCTCCAGTACAACCTGCGCCCGAAATAGCTCCTGTGGTCGACTCGCCAGAGGCAGACAAACACGTCGCGATTGGCGGCACATCCATAGCGGTTATCAAAGAGCAGCTGATACCTGGCAAAGACCAAGGGCCGTCGGGTTTTGGGAGCGCCTCACCGCCTACTACCATGTCGCAGGGCATGCCACAGAGCACTACCTCAACCCCCGATCAAATCGCAACTACACCCCAGACCAACAAGGACAATACCCCACATTCAACACCGACTACCGATGCAACGACCCAGGATGCCCAGGCAACCGCTCGCATGAGCTTCACGGAATAGGTGATCTGCTACGCAACATAAGGAACTTCAAGGGGCTCACAGCCTCCCCTAGTGGGGAGGCCACCCTTAAAACCCTTTTTATGTCCAGTGCTGCCGGCTATGAAGACTATCTCCGCGCTGGCGCCGCGCTCATGGCACCACCGCTTGATGGTTGGTCAAGGCCACAGCCATATACCGGGGAAATGGGCCCGACCACGATGGCCAGCATATTCACAAAGGGCGATTCTGGGACTGGTTCAATCATACAGCTGACGGTCACCACAGTATACGAGGTGCTGCAGAGGGCACCAGTACTCTGGGAGAGAGAACTCATGGGAGTGAACCAGGGGCATATGCAGTGGTCTGTGGCTGCCATGATACTCGGTATTAACTCACTAGCTGCTGCCCATCAACGCGTGCTGATCGATGAGTATCACATGCACTGGGTACCACTACACCTCTGGCGTGTGGTCTTCAAAGATTGGGTGGTTGCCCTGCGACGTTGCCCCATCTATGGAGTTGACCCATCCATCAAACCCGAAGAAGTGCTCATGTTGCGCAAGGTATTCAACTGCACGTACCGCAGCAAGGATGAAGCCGACTTTGCTGCTGAGCAGGTGCGCAGGACCAAGGAAACACCAGCGCACTTAGGGCTGCGACCCGACGGCCTGCTTGACAGGCAGTCTTGGAACAAGGAGCTGGGATTCCAACTGCGCCAACTCGCAACAGCGGTCGTATCAGGCACACTCGCCGGCGCACGCCTCGACGACATGGACACATGGTGGAAAGCGCGCTGGGCGTGGACCCCCGCTGGATCATCCAGCAACCGGGCCATCACCAATCCCCTCAAGACCGATGACCCAAGGCTCGGCTCCGACGCACGTCCAAACAAGAAGAGTGTGTTTGAGGAGCTGCCAGACGACCATGCGATCAAGCTGCGAG